AGAAGATGAAACATGTATTACAATCAAATCCTGGAATTGATATAAGAATGGTGTTTCAAAATCCTAATCAAAAATTGTCAAAAACATCTCCAACTACATATGAATCATTTGCACGTAAGCTAGGTATTATGCACGTTGCAAAAAAAGATATACCTGCAGAATGGTTTGCTGAATGCGTAAAATCAGGCGAAATTCCAGCAGACCCGAAACGTTTTTTTAAGTAAGGTTTGTTTTGTGAATTATTTTTAATATATTCATGAAGATTAATGAAAGTTATTTAATTAATAGATTGAAGAATTTATTGATTCAATCGTTAAGCCAGTAATGAAATGTATGTGCTTAACATATATTATATATTAATTATTAATTGGATTACTTACAGTTTTTTATTATATTATAATTGTGAAGAATCTTAAACTGTTACAATTATTAGAATCAGTTCTAGGTAAAGGAAAATCTACTTCTGGTAATAATATTGCTTTCTTTTCGCCATTTACTTCACATTACAAACCAAAATTAGAAATTGATATCAACACAAATCATGCCGGAGAAAATCCATGGCATTGTTGGATATCTGATAAAAAAGGACGAACTATTTCTAGTTTATTCAAGCAAATGGGCTTGTCGAAAGAATGGTTTGAACAACTTTCAAAAATAATTGAATCTTCTAGATATCGTGTTAATACAGAAACGAAAATCGTAACTGCATTATCATTACCAGAAAATTATATTCCGTTATGGAATAAAAAAAGTACACCAGATTATCGCAATGCAATTCATTATTTAGCTCAGCGCGGTGTTGGTATGTTAGATATTTTAAAGTATCGCATTGGATATTGCGAACGAGGAGAATATTCCGGAAAGATAATTATTCCTAGCTATGATGAAGCAGGACAATTGAATTATTTTGTTTCTAGAGCATTTTATAAGGCAGACAAACAAAAACATAAAAATCCAAAAATATCAAAAGACATTATCGGATTTGATTTAACTATAAATTGGTCACAACCAATTATACTTTGCGAAGGGGCATTTGATGCAATTGCAATTAAACGCAATGCAATACCATTGTTCGGAAAAATTATTCAACCAGCTTTGCAAAAGAAAATCATTGAAAAACGAGTTAGAGATATCTATATTTGCTTGGATGCTGATGCACTTAAAAATGCAGTGCAAATTGCAGAACGATTTATGGCAGAAGGATTAAATGTTTATTTTATCAAACTACAAGATGCAGATGCATCAGAATTAGGTTTTGAACATATTACAGAAATTATTAACGATACTGATATATTAACATTTGAGCGCATCATGGCACTCAAAATGGACATGTTATGGGCATAAAAAAAATTGAAACGGGAATTGATAAGATTGATAAAATTTATCATATTTCAGACGTACATATTCGAACATTGAAACGGCATCGAGAATATCGAGAAGTATTTAAAAACATGTTTGAATATATTAATCAAACTAAAACAGAACGAAGCATTGCAGTAGTTACTGGAGATATTGTGCATAGCAAATTAGATATGTCGCCAGAACTAGTTCAAATGCTAGTTGATTTCTTTAATGGATTTGAATTACCTACAATTGTTATTTTAGGTAACCATGACATGAACTTAAACAATATGCATCGCATCGATGCAGTAAGTCCAGTACTGGATGTAATTCAAAATAAACATATTCATTTTGTTAAAGATAATGGTTTATTTGAATTGGGAGGCGTTACTTGGAATCATATGGCTGTTGATAAAACACCCGCTGATTATATTCGTGCAAAAGATTTTACAGCTACATATAAAATTGCATTACACCATGGTGCAGTAAATACTGCCAAAACGGATATTGGATATCAAATATCAAATGAACATGTAGGTGTTGATTTATTTGAAGGACATGACATTACGTTGCTAGGAGATATTCACAAACCAGCACAATTCCTAGATGCAGCACAAACCGTCGCATATCCTGGTTCACTTATTCAACAAAATCATGGCGAAGCATTGGACCATGGTATATTAGTTTGGGATGTAGAACAACGAAGTGCAGAATTTGTACAAATTGAAAATGATTATGGTTATGTAACTATAGAAACTCAGGGTTCTGCAATCATATCTTCTCCGCATCGTATGCCAAAACGTCCTCGCATTCGTATTAAATTTAACGAAACGAGTGCAGCAGATATGAAACGTTTGATTGCAATGATTCGAAAAAAATATCAAGTAGAAGACATTACAATTCAAAGAACTATAGGTTCGAATGCGACTAATACTTCTTCTAGTTTAGCAATAGGAAATGTTCGGGATGTTGAATATCAAAATGTATTATTAACAGAATATATTGATACGAATTTCCCACAGGCTACTCTGAATGAAATTGATGCTATTCGACATATTAATCGCACAATAAATTCAAAATTGCCAGCAGTGGAATCAATACGTCATACTACTTGGCATCCTATATCATTTGAATTTGATAACATGTTTTCATATGGTGAAGGCAATGTTTTAAATTTTGAAAACTTGTCTGATGTATGCGGATTATTTGCTGCAAACACATCTGGAAAATCAAGCTTGCTTGATGCAATTACATATACTATATTTGATAAATGTAGCAAAACAAGCAAAGCAAATGAAGTATTAAATAACAAGAAAGATTGGTTCCGAGGTGTATTTCGTTTCGAAATGAATGGAGTAACATATACTATTGAACGTAGAGGTACTCAAAATAAAAAGAAAGAAACGCACGTTAAAGTTGATGTAGAATTTTATACAGATTCAGAAAATTTAAATGGTGAGGAACGTAGTGAAACAAATAAAAACATTCGACGCTATTTAGGCACATATGATGATTTTATTTTAACTGCATTTTCTTTACAAGCAGACAACAATAACTTTATTGAAAAGTCACAAAAAGAACGCAAAGATCTTTTATCACAATTCCTAGATATTACAGTATTTGAACAACTGTATCAACTTGCCGCAGATGAAATTAAAGAAACTGCGGGGCGATTAAAGGATTATAAGAAAACGGATTTTGCTGAAATTATTATTCAAGCAGATGCCGTTATTACGGAAAATCAAGATACTATTATATCATTAGAACAACTTGAAGATCAACAACAAGATCTTCGAAATGAATTTCAAGAACAAATATTACAACTAATTGAAACAAAATTACCAACAACATACGATGGGCCGAATATTGCGGAATTGCAATCACAAGAACAAACATTGATTGGTAAAATTGAAACAATTCAAACAGATATAGAAACGGCAGAACAAGCATTAGAAACATTATCTGAAACCGTTGAGACATTAGAATCGGAATTATCACAAATAGATACAGCCGCAATTGAAACGCAAACAACTCAGTATCAAAAATTAGAACAATTAACTAACACGTGCTTACAAAAATTTAGACAACAACAGGAGAAAGTAAATGTCAAACAAGAAAAAATTAAACATCTCGAATCTCATGAATATGATCCAAACTGCAAATACTGTACATCTAACGTTTTCGTGCAAAACGCAATTGAAGCCCAGAATACAATTGATTCGGATAGAGCGTTATTAGAAGAAATACAGCAAGAACTAACAGAATTAAATTCTCAATTAGATGCATTAAAACCTATATTTGAAATTGCAGATCAATATAATAAATTAAAATCTAATATTGCTACTAAAAAAATTACATTAGAACGCAATGAATTACAATTACAAATTTTAGAAAGCGATTTGCAAACTCGAGAATCTGAATTAGAAACAGTTATTGAACGACAAGAATCATTTCGTAAAAATGAAACAGCAATCACGCATAATCAACGAATAGATCAATCAATTGAAGAATGTAAAACACAAATCGTATCATGTTCGCAACAAATCAAAATAATTCAAGATCAAATTAAATCATTATTCGGTGCTATTGAAGTTGCACGTACAAATAAAGGAACTGCAATTGATCAATTGGAACGTTATCGACAACTCGAAACGGAATACAAAGCATATGAATATTATTTAGAGTCAGTTAAAAGAAATGGAATTCCATATGAATTAGTTGCAAAAGCTATTCCTAAAATTGAATCTGAAATTAATAACGTTTTAAATCAAATTGTTGAATTTAACATGGTATTGAATACCGATGGCAAAAATATTAACGGATATATTATTTATGATGAAGATAATTATTGGCCATTAGAATTGACATCCGGCATGGAACGATTTATTTCATCTTTAGCAATACGCATTGCACTTATCAATGTTTCAGCATTACCTCGTCCTAATTTTATTGCAATCGATGAAGGATGGGGTTCGTTAGATGCAGAACATATTTCTTCGGTAGTAAACTTATTTGATTATTTTAGAACTAAATTTGATTTTTCAATTATTATTTCGCACGTTGATTCTATGCGAGATATGGTTGATAATTTAATTGAAGTTAACAAAACAAACGGATTCAGCAAGATTAATCATGTGTAATATTTATATAAAAGATATTTCATACGATGAAACGCAAAGAAGCAATATATTCTGGATTAGATTTAATTCCTGTTTTATTCGAAGACACATCACTAACTTCGCCTGAATATTTTCAAATAACAGAATTTCCAGTACGCTTAACTGCAGGAAAAAATTTATTTAAGTTTCAAGGAAATCCAACAAATTTAAAAGTTGGAAGTTTACTAGGAATTGAAATATTAGATTATAATGGCGATCCAATTTATCATGAAGTAGTAGATTATTTAGATCAAGACAAATCACGCGTAATAGCAATATATGTTTATGATACAACATCTCCAGGTGATTGTACTGTAATTATTACAGGTGAAGCAGTAAATATTGAAGGACAACAAGTAACTGCAGATTGGCAAAATAAAACTAACGTACGGTGGACTCGGTCATGCCCAGTTAATCCAGTAACGGCAAATGAATCTGAAATTATTTTTGAATCATTACCAACTGTATTAGTTTCAGAACAAATTGGAGTACAATTAGATCGAGTATATCCAAATAACACACAATTTCCAACTTATAGTACCGGCACAATTACATATTTTTCGTATAATGAACAACCGGCAATTTCTATAACCGGCGGACAATTTGATGCAGATATGACTGGTGGTACTATTACAGTGTCGAATCCAATCAATCCTCGTCCTACGGCTACATATCCTATATCTACAACGGCGTATGTTTCTAAGATATCAAAGGTACTATCGCCATCATTGGCATTATTAGAAACAGAATATACAGCATTTAGCAGCCAAAGCGTATATATTCACACATATGATTCATTTGATGCATCTACATTTTCTATAGAATATGAAGCAACGCCAACTTATGTTCCAACAGAAAATTCACAATCATTTGCACTCATACAAATTGAAAATTTACAACCAGCAACTGGAGATATTGCACGCATTAAAGTTTTTACAAACAATAAAGGTACGGTTGGTACTTGGGAATTAGTTAATGATTTTGAATTAGAAGATACAGAAATTTTTATTTCTAGTACATCATCGCTATTTCCAGATCAATCAATTGGAATATTTACATCTCAAAGCGTTATCAATACATATTGGCAACCTCATACATATCAAAATGGGTCTGAAATAACTCCAACTACATTGCAATGGATTACATCGTCATTATCAAATGCAATGTTAATTTCTAGTTCAATTAATATTACATCTCCTAATTCTGTACAGGTTGCACAAATAAGTTCATCATATCAAGGAATCTTTTTAAAAGATTCTTCATATAAAATTTCTTTAGATGCATTAGGTACAACAATTTCTGCAGCTACTGCAAAATTATCAATATATTTATCTGGTAGCAGTTTTTATCAAGACCCTACCGATTATTTTAATCAATCATTTCCTGTAAAATTTGGTAAACGAATCGGCGAATTAACGTCATACGGAAATCAAAGATTTGATGATCAAATATTTAGTTTCGAAGCAGACTTTGATGGTACTGGTGTAGTATTACTAGTAGTAGAATCAGGAGAATGGCAAGTTTCGGATATACATTCTACTACAGATAATGATGCCGGATATTCTCCTAATTATACAAGAATTAAAACGCCAATTCAAACTACACATAAAATTGACAATCAAATTTCATTTAAAACAGAATATTACAATGTAGCCGGAGTAAAAAGCAAACAAATATCATATGTTTATGATAAAAATTGGCAAGGGGGTAATCGATACATCGATGGCGATTATTCAATGCTTACTGGTTCTTTATATGTTGCCGATTCATTGAATAGTGGTGTTGCAATCAGCGGATATCCAAATTCAGGATTTGTTAGATCGTTGGGATATGAAGGGTTTTATGCCGGCTTTCCTGGATTCTTACTTTGGTCTGGATCGGCATTACCTAATAGTGCCGGGACAAAAGGCGGCGCTGCATATACTGGCGTAGGATTAGAACTTTATGCAAATACAGCAAGTTATTTTAGATATTCAACTACAGATTCTGAAATTGATGTTCGTACGAATAGATTCTTTTTTGGCAATCCTGCAACAACCTTTATAAGTGGTGCTAATGGTAATATTGAAATTTCTGCTAGCGGATTTCATTTAACAGCACAAGGCAATGTAACAGCATCTTCATTTATTGCAGTACAAGGAGGAGAAGTACTATTTGATTCTAATAATGAATTTGTTGATGGAGCCAATATTGGACGAATAGTTTATTTTAATCAATCGGAAACTTCATTAGATTTATCATTAATTGATAACGGTGCAACTAATGCACAAACTGCATCTGTATTTCAAACATATATTTTACCAGGAGAAACTAAGTGTCAAGTTTCATTTACATATGAAATTAACAATACATCAGGGGCAGCAGTTACTTGCCAAATGCGTGCATATGTATCAACAGCTAGTTTAGGTCCAATAGTTGGATCTGGTTATTATGGTGCATTTCAAGATGATGCATCTATCGGAAATCCAATTGCAATCGGAACTAGCGTCCCGGCTACTACTATAGAATCCGGAGCACAAACTTCTGAAGTAACAGTTAGTACAACGTTTGCAGAACGACAAGGTATGTACGCTCAAATATATTTAGTTGCATATACGAGTGCAACTGCAGCAACAGGAACATTAAAAATGAAAAACTTTGTTTGGCGTACTAGTAGAGTTGTTGGTGGATCGACAATTACGCCGGCATTACCAAAATTCTAATATTTATATAAAATGGAACATAATGGATAAAATAACAGTTTTATTTCCCGGAGGATTTAAACCATTAACAGGAGCTCATTTAGCATTGGCTCAACGGTATGCTGAATCTCCACAAGTAGGTCAAGTAATTATGCTTATTGGGCCGCAATCGCGAGACAGTATTACTAGAGAACAAACTATCGAAATGTTTAATCTTCTCAATGATAATCCAGATATTCAAATTCGACCTACCGAATTCAATTCACCAATATTAGCCGCATACGAATATTTATTTGCATTACCTACGGATGCAACGGGCCGTTATGCCATGGCAGCTTCCGCAAAAGGAGATGATTATGTTAGAGCAAAAACATTTGTTCCTAATGTAGATAAGTATGCAACGATTGGCGATAAAAAAGGACGTAAAATTCCTATAGGAATTGATGCTACCGAATTAAGTATAGACGTAGATCCGGAAACATATGCAGATGGCACACCTATATCAGCAACTATAGTACGTAAAGCAATAGTAGATCGAGATTATGAAACATTTCGTGCATCATATCCTCAATTTAAAGATGCAGTTGTAAAAAATGCATGGCAAATTGCAACAGGATTACAAGAAGCATTGTTTTCAAAAGAATGGTGGACAAAACAATTACAAGAAGAAGTTGATGAAATGTTTGCTGCTACAATGAACAATGCAGAAACGCGTCGACATAAAAACAAGATCAATAAATTAAACAAATTTTTAGATAAACAAGATGATAGATCATTTGTATATGATTTTGATAAATTTCCAAAAACCGTATATGGTGCAAAATTAATGGAAGGCGGCGCAGCTGGACATATGGCACACCCATGGGACGATCATGGTTTAACTTTTAATGACATGAAAGAAATAGTATCTCGTGCATTAGAAGGGCGTTTAGATATTGAAGCTGCAGTTACAGAAAAAACCGATGGTCAAAATATTCAAGTTACTTGGAAAAACGGCCAACCGGGATTTGCACGAAACAAAGGAACTATTATTAATCCAATGACTCCTGCAGAATTAATTGCTGATTTTCAACGCAAACAACGTGAATCAATTGCAAAAAATGGAGCACAAGCAGGAGCTACATATCAAACAGTAGTAGATGCATATAGCGCATGTGCTGAAGACTTAACAGAATCATTACAACGTATACCTGCAGATAGATTAGCACAAATATTTAAAAATGGTCGAGTATTTGCAAACATGGAAATTATTTATCCTGCAACTAAAAATGTTATATCATATGATAAAGCACATTTGCAATTTCATAATTTGGTTGAATATGATGAACAAGGTAATATAGTCGAAACGGATTTAACCGGTGGTGCAATGGTTCAACAAATTATTCAAGATGCAAATGCACATATGCAAAAAACATTTTCCTTTATTCCACCTCAAAAAATTAAAATTGGTAGAATATCTAATTTTGAAGATCAACAAGCTGCATTCTTTAATGAAATTGATCAATTACGATCTAAATTTGGTTTAAAAGAAACAGATCAAATAGCTGAATATCATAAAGCATGGTGGCGAGATGTTATTAAAACGCAAGCCGATAAAATGGGATATGATATTTCAGAAGATGTTTTAAACGCATTAATAAACCGTTGGGCATTCTTTGATAAATCACAAAGTATTACGGCACTTAAGAAATTAATCACAAATCCAGAATTTTTAAATTGGGTTCAAGAATTTGATAAAAATGAATTCAAACGATATTATAAACAAAATATGGAACCGTTTGAAACATTGTTTTTAAGATTAGGTGCAGTAGCATTAAAAAATGCAGAAAATTTCTTAGCAGCAAATCCATCAAAAACGGTACAAACAATTAAACAAGAATTAGCTGAACTTATTAGAGAATTGCAAACCAATCCAAATCCATCAACCGTTGCAAAATTAGAATTAGAACTTAAACGCATTGAGAAACTTGGCGGATTTGATCAAATTGTTCCTTCGGAGGGAGTTGTATTTACATACGGCGGAAATACATACAAACTTACCGGAGCATTTGCACCTGTTAATCAGATACTAGGAGTATTGAAATACGCACGATGATATATTTATATTAAAATTGGAACAAATTATGGCTGAACGACATAAAAGCAAGTATAAAACACCGAAAGATTTTGAGAAGTCTCAAAAACCAAAACTAAGAAAAGATCTTAAAGATTATACCGCAGATGATAAAAAAGGCGGAATGAATCCTAAAACTACTGGAGATATGCAACATAATGTTTTGCGTAAGCGAGACAAACAAATGCAAGATGACGGTAAACTATATCCAACATATAATGATGATGATCGTTTATATAAAGATATTGAAGATGGCGATTATGATCCAAAGACTGCCGCTAAACGATTAAAAAAACGACAAGATGCAGAAGAAAAAGAAACTGCAGATGTATTACAAGATAAAATTGAAAATTTGACTCGCGAACAGCACGAACGATTGGTTAGAGAATATGTTCGCAGAAAAATTGCAAAAATAATAAAAGAGGCAGGCGAACCTGCTCCAGCTGACGCCCCAGAAGCACCTGCTCCACCTGCAGAAGCACCTGCTCCACCTGCAGAAGCACCTGCTCCACCTGCAGAAGCACCTGCACCCGGAGGAGCTCCTGCTACACCTCCACCTGCTGCACCACCAGCACCACCAGCACCAGAAGCTCCGGCTCCCGATGCAGCTGCTAAACCAGATGCTGCCGCTGAACCAGATGCAGACAAAGAAGCAGAAAAAGAAATTTCTCCAGAAACAAAACAAGCATTAGATGTTGATCGATTTGTTAAACATTTAAATAAACAAGATGGAAATATAGCTAAAGTTAAAGATATATTAAAAGTTCTTAATTTAGCTACAAAAGATTTAGACCCAGCTGATATTACAAATACTTATAAAATGATAAAAATTGCAACTACAAAAAAATTAGCAAAGTTTGGTCAAGAACATAAAAATAAAAAATAAAGTTACATGTCAAAAAAGTTACAAAACATTAAAGCTGTTCAACAAATGTTGGACGGCACTCATAAGTTTCAAACCAAAAAAACTGTAGGGTTTTCTGATGCAAAAAACAAATCAGAACATCGAGAAGTTGGCGATGTTTGGGAAGAAACTGATGCAAATGGAAACGTATATGTTGTAGAACAGCGTGAAGGTTTTCGAATTCGAAAAACAAAAAATTCTGATATATTTCAATCCGTAAGAGATGAATTACGTGCATTTCCCAATTGTAGAAAAGACGTATGTACATGTGTTGGTACACATCATTTAGATCAACAAATGAGAAAAGTTCATGGTATGTGTTTCGATTGTGTAATTGAAATGGAACATGAATTAAAAAATACCGGAACGTATGAAGAATACGAACGCAATAAAATTCATGAAAATGCATTAGCATGGTTACGTAATGCAGAACGAGATGTTGAACTCTTAAAACAAGCATATACCGAATCAATGAAATTTGTAAGTAATAGTGAAGGTATTACAGAAACTTGGTCGGCAAAAATGACACCTGAGGAATTTGAAAATACAATACAAAAAGAATGGGATAAATTCAAAGAAAATTTTATAAAACGATTAAATGGAGAATCAAATGAAAACAATTAAAAAATATTGGGCAGTTATTGCCGGAGTAATTTTAGCAATCATTGCTGCTATTTTTGTAAGTGATAAACTTAATAAAAAGAAAATTGAAAAAACTGATAAAAAACTTGATGACAATAATCAAAAAATTGATCAGCTTCAAGGCAAAACAGAAGCTATCGAAGAACAGCGTGTTGAAATAAAAGAAGAAATTCAAGAAACTAAAACAGAAATTGAAGAATTGCAAACAGCTAAAGAAGAACTACAAGTAGAAGAAAAACCTGTAGAAGAAGCAAAACAAAATATTTTAAATAAAACACGTCGAGGACGTAAATCGAGAAAATAATATGAAACGTTTATTAGTTATATTATTATTTCCGGTATTTGCATTAACGCAAACAAAACCTGATACGTGTTTTACGCAACAAGAAATTGTTGATATTTCATATACATTAGATTCATTATATGCATTAGATTCAATTAACAATGCAATAATTGATAAGTATGTTACATTATCAAAACAGCATGACGAATTAATTAAATTAGATTCATTGCAACTACGTTACAAAGATCAACAAATTGCTCTATTGCAAGAAAACGTAGAAATATATATTCGTAGAGAACGTTACCTTAAACCAAAATGGTATGAATCAAAAGGATTATGGTTTACTGCAGGAATACTTACAACATTAGGCTCTGGAATATTAATCAATGAAATCTTAAAATAATATGTCACAAAATATAAAACAGATTATACAACAACAGTACACGATGTGTGCTAAAGATCCTGTTTTTTTTATGCGGCAATATTGTTATATACAACATCCTAAACGTGGTAAGATTAAATTTAATTTGTATTCTTTTCAGGAAGATACATTAACTGAATTACGAGATAATCGTTACAATGTAATATTAAAGTCTCGTCAGTTAGGTATATCAACATTGTCAGCTGGCTTTGCTCTTTGGAGCATGTTATTCAAAGAAGATTTCAACGTACTTGTTATTGCAACAACTCAAGAAGTAGCAAAAAACTTAGTAACAAAAGTACGGGTAATGCACGACAATTTACCTAGTTGGTTAAAAGGAAATATTGAAGCAGATAATAAGCTTTCTTTAAAATTTAGAAATGGCTCGCAAATTAAAGCAGTTTCATCCGCAACCACAGGAGCACGTTCGGAAGCATTATCGTTGTTAATTATAGATGAGGCTGCATTCATTAGAAACATTGAAGAAATTTGGATTGCATCGCAAGCAACATTATCAACAGGTGGTGGGGCGATTGTATTGTCTACGCCGAATGGTGTGGGTAATTGGTTTCATTCGGTATGGTCAGAAGCTGAGCAAGAAATTAATGGATTTCATACAATTAAACTACATTGGACCGTACATCCAGACCGCGATCAACAATGGCGAGATGAACAAACTCAATTGTTAGGAGAACGAGGTGCGGCACAAGAATGTGATTGCGACTTTATTTCATCCGGTCATACTGTAATAGATGGGGCTATACTGCTAGATTATGAAAATAAATGCAGTGAACCAATTGAACGTAGAGGCTTTGATAACGGCTATTGGATTTGGGAATATCCGAACTATGAAAAAAATTATATAGTAGTAGCTGACGTCGCGCGCGGCGATGGTGCCGACTGGTCTACTTTTCATGTTATTGATGTAGAAAACATATCACAAGTTGCTGAATATAAAGGAAAAATGCCACCTAAGGATTTTGGTAATATGCTCGTGTCAGTTGCAACAGAATGGAATAATGCATTACTAGCAATTGAAAATGCCAATATTGGTTGGGCGGCAATACAACCGGCGTTAGACCGAGGATATGAAAATTTATTTTATACATATAAAGATGATGGATATGTTGATATAGATGTACAACTTAAAAAAGGTTATGATATGAAGGATAAGACTCAAATGGTCCCTGGCGTATCTACAACCTCACGTACACGTCCATTAATGATATCAGCACTTGAAATGTATATGCGAGAACGAACTCCAGTAATTCGTTCTAAACGATTAATACAAGAATTATTTGTATTTGTTTGGTTAAATGGTAAAGCACAATCACAAGGTGGGTATAATGATGACCTCGTTATGGCATTTTGTATTGGATTATGGTTACGAGATACATCGCTTAAATTGCGACAACAAGGAATTGAATTGCATAAACGTGCACTTTCACAATTCCAAAAATCAGAAACGAAAATATATACAGGTCGACCTTCAAATTCAGCTGATGGGTGGACTTGGAATAATGGTCACAATGATGAAGATTTAACGTGGTTGATACGTTAACATCGCAGTTCTACAACTAGTTATATTTATATTAAAATAGTTAAAAATATGCCAACATTAAGAAAACGATTACAAAATCTTTTTGCTACGAACGTGATTGTTCGTGCATATGGTAAAGATAAACTTAAGATAGTAGATACTAATAGATTGCAATCTGTTGGTAATTTAAATCAAACTAAGGTAGCTGATAGATATACTAGATTGCACGGTGCAAACAAACATCGTGTAGGAGGTATGGGCGGATATGATTCCAACTATTATATGCATCAAAATCGTATGCAGCTTTATGCTGATTATGAAATGATGGATCGCGATCCAATAATTAGTTCGGCATTAGATATATATTCAGATGAATCTACATTAGCAGATCAATTTGGAGATATTTTAACTATTAAAACAAACAATACCAAAATACAAAAAATTCTTTATAATTTATTTTATGATATTTTGAATATTGAATTCAATCTATGGACTTGGATTCGTAACATGACAAAATATGGAGATTTCTTTTTAAAATTGGATATTGCTGATGAAATTGGAATTATCAATGCAAGACCATTTTCTAGCTACGAAATCGAACGTTGGGAAGAATATGATGAAGCAACGGGTCAATATAAAATTTCATTTAAACATGTTGCGAATCAACAAGCAACATATGACGTATATGAAATAGCACATTTTCGTATGTTGTCAGATTCTAATTTTTTACCATATGGTAGATCCATGTTAGAAGGTGCACGAAAAGAATTTCAAAAACTTATGATGATGGAAGATGCAATGTTAATTCATCGCATCATGAGAGCTCCAGAAAAACGTATTTTTAAAATTGATATTGGTAATATTCCGCCAAATGAAGTAGATGCATTTATGGAACAAATTATCAATAAGATGAAAAAAATTCCACACGTAGATCCGCAAACTGGAAATTACAATTTAAAATTTAATCTTAATAACATGTTAGAAGATTATTATTTACCAGTTCGCGGAGGCAATTCAACTACTGCAATTGATACATTACCTGGTATGACTTTTACCGGAATGGATGATATTACTTATATTAAAGATAAGATGATGGCTGCACTTAAAATTCCTAAACCATTTTTAGGATATGCAGAAGCAGTAGAAGGTAAAACTACATTAGCATCGATGGATATTCGGTTTGCTAGAACGATTGAACGTATTCAAAAAATAGTAACATCAGAATTATATAAAATTGCAATTGTACATTTGTATACGCAAGGTTTTGAAGGTGAAGATTTAGTTGGATTTGAATTAGAATTAACAGCACCATCAATTATTTATGATCAACAAAAAGTTGCGTTAATGACTGAAAAGATGACACTTGCAACCGCAATGAAAGATTCTAAATTAGTTTCAGATAAATACATATATGAGTTTATATTTAATATGTCAGAAGATCAATGGTTGCAAGAAAGAACCAATGTTATTGAAGATCTTAAATTGCGATTCCGTCAAAATCAAATTGAACAAGAAGGAAATGATCCAGCAGTGACGGGCGCATCGTTTGGAACGCCACACGATTTAGCATCAATTCATATGTCATCCAATGAAGTAGAAGAAAAAGATAAAGGTGGTCGACCAAAAGAAGGAATCAAGTTTGGACAACATAAAAATGCCTTTGGATGGGATCCTACGGGTAAAAAGGAATTAGATCAAGCATTTCGTCCAGAAAATCAAAAAACAGCATTTCAACCAGATCCAGCATTTGTAAAAACAAAAACTGCTAACAACATTGCAGCAGAAAATCACGATATTTTAAAATATTTAAAAACAAAATCATCCAAAATATTAACGGAATCATTGAAATCTAAATCAATTGATGAGAATTTAGATTCTGGTACTATGTTGGATGAAACTAATATTTTATAAAACTAAACATATTTATTAAAAAAACGAATACTGAAAAGGACTAATGAAAAAGCTCAAACATTCGAAATATAAAAATACCGGTCTTCTTTTTGAGATTTTGGTTCGAAAATTGACTTCTGAAACATTGTCTTCTGATAAAACAATAACTGTTGATATTATCAAAAAATACTTTGGTAAAAATACAGAATTATCAAAAGAATTACAATTGTATAATGCATTATTAAAAGAACATCAGTTTAAAAGTGAAGCACAAGCATTAGATTATATACGTAGTATAAAAAATACTCATAGTAAACTAAACCAGAGCATATTAAAACGACAAAAATATAATTTAGTAAAAGAAATTTCAGAAAAATTTGTTTTTGAAAATATGGCAAAAATTCATATTTCTAATTATAAAACATTAGCATCAGTTTCCATGTTGTTTGAATATGATGAAACTGATAACCCAAAACAAATTATGGAATGCAAAACTGCTATTATACGTAATACTTTAATTGCAGAACGAAAAAAAGAATATAAAGATCCAATTATTGAACAGTTTGAATCACAACCAAAAGATGTACGATTAATAACATATAAATTGCTTGTTGATAAGTTTAATGAAAAATATTCTATACTAGATGAATCGCAAAAACAACTTTTAAATAAGTATATTACCAATGTAAATGATACGGTTGCGTTGCGAGAATATATAGAAAAAATTATTCCGGCAATTAAAAAACAATTGGCTGAACAATCAAAATTGATTACAGACAAAGCTACAAAAATTAAAGTTAAAAAACTTTCTGAAATGTTATGCACTGTAGAAAATATGAAATCAATTAAAGAATCACACGTACTTTCTTTATTGCGATATTTTGATTTGATTAAAGAATTAAAAGGAGTTCATTAATGAAATCATTTTTAAAAGAAATTGAATCAAAATTTATTGAATTAGATGATTCAATTGATTTGGATGCGCAAGATGTCACTAATGAAGAAGAATTAGATGAAATATCTGCAACCGGCGGTGTAGCTGGATATAATATACCCGCTGCATTTGCTAAACCAGGAAATTGGAAAAATAAAGATAAAACATACGAATCTGTAAATACTCCGCCTTCGTTTCGTTGGAAAGATGATACATATCAACATCCAGAATCAGAAGAAGAAGTAATGAATGATAAATTTCCATTTAGTGATGATGATAAAGATTGGCATAATAAATCATATGAATACCCATCAAAACATATGCCAAATAAACCAAGTCGCACATCTAATAATAAAACATCTGTTTTCGAAATGATGGATACTAAGTATGAACAACTTATTGAATCATATCGAGCATATTCAACAGGAGATGCAAAGTCAACACCTGAACAAAAAATAAAACATACAATAAAAGAAGTAGCACGACAATTACAAGAAATTGAGCGCACTGTAAATTATGCCTCTCGTTTAAAAACAGAATCCGGAGTTGCTCGTAACGGATACGGTTCTGCAGTAGAATCAGCATTATTAAAAATTTCAGAAAGATTAATTAAAATATCAGAGCGCGTGAGAGCATTAGGAGAATAAAATGTCAAAACAACTAATAGTAGAATATATTCCATTTAAGCCTGTTGGTTCATTAACTGAATCAAATGGTGCATCATACGGAATACCAGGAGGATTTGTTGTACAAGGTGTTTTGCAACGAGCTGGTTCTAAAAATCAAAATGGTCGAGTATATCCAAAACATATTCTAGAAAGAGAATGTCAACGGTATCAAGCTGAATATATTAATCAACATAGAGCATTAGGAGAATTAGATCATCCAGAATCTTCGGTTGTAAACTTAAACAATGTTTCACACAATGTTTTAAAAATTTG